TCTATGAGGCAAAACTTGCTGAGCTGACTGATGCCATCACTGCCAAAGATGAGGAGCTTGTATCATTAAAGAATACACATGATTCAGAGACTGAAAAGCTGTCTGATGAAGTGGATAGGCTTAGTGCTGGGGAGACTCAAGTCATTAAGACTGATGAAGTGGAGCTTGAAAAAGCTGAAGCTGAAGCCAGTCCTTTTGATGCCTATGCTGAAAAATTAAGGAACTCATATTAACTAAAAACCAAAATTAAAGAATCATGGCTACCAACGTATTAACTCCAGATTTTTCTCATGACTACAATGGCAAGGAATTATTATCTCCTTTGTTCTATGCTCCTCAGGTTTCAGGATTAAATCCTTTTGAGAACTACCAAGTTCTCCCTGATGTTAAGACCAAAGTGAATATATACATCCCAAATGCTCTAAGTAAGGTCTTGAGAGCAGATACTACTTGTGGATTCAGTGCTGCTGGAACTACAACCATCTCAGACAGAACAATCACTCCCACTCATGTTAAAATGAATTTGGAGATATGCTCTGATGAGTTTGACCAGAAAATTTTTGCAGAAACCTACAGAGCTGGCAATGACAGAAATGACATTCAAGGCACTCTAATTGACACCATCATCAAAACTCTTATTCAGGGAGCAATGGGAACAGACATTCCTTCAATCTGCTGGTGGGGAGATGCTGCTGATGCAGATGTCTTTTTTGGAGTCATGGATGGCTTTGTGCAAGTCTTTGAAGATGAAGCTGCAAACATAGGGCAAGAGCTTACAATGACAGGCACATTTGTGACTGCTGGAGCTTATGATGCTGATGGAGCTCTTGGAGCACTAAGGAACATTTATACCAATCAAACAGCAACACTGAGAGCAGTTCCAAGGTCAGAGAAAAAACTATTTGTTACTCCTTCCACTGTGGACAGTCTTTTGACTTCATATGAGAACACTGGCACTGACTCAGGTCTTGCCAGACTTGCTGAAGGAATTGAGAGGCTTAGCTTTAGAGGAATAGAGATAGTGGAAATGGCTGACTGGGCTGTACAGCTTGCTGATGCTGACAATCCTCAGGCTGCTGCTGTAGGTAACAATATGATTGTTTTGACTCCTCCTCAAAATTTAGTGATAGCATCTGATGTCAATGCTCCTCAAATGGCAGAGACATGGTATGATAAAGAAGATGAGCTGGTAAAGTTCAAAATCAAGCTGGGACTGGGAGCAAACATTATACACCCTGAACTTATTTCATGGGCTCATGATTAATTTATATATTCAAAATAAAATTATACAGTAATGGCTATAACCGATGGACTTGCAGTAATATGCACAGATGAAAACAGAAGGGGAGGATTAAAGAAGCTCTGGATAACAGAACGAGATAATGTAGAATCCTTCACTCTTGATGTCGCTGCTGGCAGCTACAATTATGATACAGTAACAATGGCAGCAGCTCCAGACTTGTTTTATCTTTATGAATTTGAAGATTTTTCAGGGATGGTGGCTTCAGAATCAACCAGTGAGAATGGCAGCAGAATAATCAACAGGAGCTTAGAGTTCCACATACCAAAAATGACTGAGGCTCATGCAGTGAGACTTCAGGAAGCTTTCACATCATGTAGATGCATCCTTGTTGTAGAAGATTACAATGGGGAGACATTTGTAGTGGGGTATGATGAAATTTTGTTGAAACAGGCTGCTCTTATCTGCACAGTGGATGAAATGTCAGGGACTGGGCTTCAGGATGAAAATGGATACGTTTTGAAATTTGCTGGGATTGGAGCTGAGCTCCTTTATTCCTACACAGGACTGACCACTGGAGCTCCTTTTGAGCAGACTCCTTAATAGGAATCCTCAGGACTTTTCATTAATTTAGGGGAGGGATAGCAATATCCCTATCTATTTGAATCATAGCACTTAAAAGCAGATAATGAGACAGTAATGGCAAGAAGGAACAGGAAACCAAAGACCAAGATTTTAGCCTCTGCCTCCACTGTACCAGAGCCAAGGCTTCCAGTGGAGCAGACTAAAAAGTCTGACTTCAGAGGCAAATGGGTACTGTTTTTCAAGAATGATAATAACTCATTCCCAAATGATACAGCTCTCAGGGCTTTAAGAAGTCCCACTTGCCAGAGCATAATTGAATCTAAGCTGGTATATACTACTGGCAATGGATTCACTGCGTACAGGAGAAGCTCAGGAGATGAGCTGGACATGAGCAAGGAGAGCTCCTTCAATGATTACATCCAGAATGTCAATTCCAATGGAGAGAGCTTAATGGATGTATATGGCAAATGTGCCAGAGACCTCATCACTGTGGGGAACTTCTCTCTGGAGATAGCCAGAACAGGAGACAGGCTCAACATATTCCACAAGGATGCCACTACAGTCAGGCTGGAGCACAAAGATGCTAAGGGCTTGATAAATAATGCCTATATCAGCTATGACTGGCAAGACATAAAGAACAGGGAGATGGGAGGCTATGAGGACAAGATTATCACTCTGCCCACATTCAAGAAGGGAAGCAAGGACAAGAACTCACTTCTCTACATCCCAGACTACTCTCCTATGATGAGATATTATGGACTCCCTGACCATATAGCTTCTGCTAATTTTCAGGAGATAGAGTACAGGATAGGCAGCTATAATTTAACAAGATTTGCCAATGGCTTTTTTCCTTCAGCCATAGTGGATTTATTTGGAGAGCCTCCAGATAATCAGAATCCAAAACAATACATAGACAGCATAGTCAAGAGCTTCACTGGAGATGGGAATAATTCAAAGGTCTTATTCCAGCTCCTTGACTCTCCTGACCAGAAGTCTGCTGTACAGCTCTTTGAGGGAGCTAAGGATGGAGACTTCATCAGCTTGCAGAAGATAGCCAGAGAGAGCATAATACAGAGCCACAGATACACTCCCAGTCTTGCTGGGCTTGCTACCTCAGGGACTCTGGGCTCAAACCAGCAAATGATGACAGAATTTGAGATTGTGAATAACACAGTCATCAAGGGCTACAAGCACAAGCTGCTCCAAGCCATGAACTATCTTATAGAGGAGGCTGGATTTGGGGACTTCTATCTGGAAGTATTCACTGCCATGCCAGTATCTTATGCCTCCAGCATTAAGCCTGAGCAAGTGCTGACCATCAATGAACAAAGGAATCTGATAGGATTCAAAGGGATTGATGACATGGAGGGAGAATTTGTCAATGAAACCAAAACAGAATAAAGATGGCACTGACTACAGAACTCATCAGCTCAGCTCAGGTCATAGCTCAGGTCATACCAAATGCCAGCTTTGACCAGAGTCTGCTTGACCAGAGAATACTCAAGACACAGAGGCAATATGTAAGACCACTGATATCTGAGGACTTCTATGAGGAGCTTCAGACTCAAGTGGCTGGAGGGAGTCTGACACCAGCTAATGAGACACTGCTGGAGAACTACATCCAGCCCATGCTTGCTCACTATATTCTCTATGAGGCACTGCCTTCAATCAGGAATAATGTGACCAGCTCAGGAGTGATGGATGCCCAGAGTGATTTTGCCATACCAAGTACAAGGAGTGACTTTGCAGCTCTCAGGAATCAGATTCTGTCTGATGCTGAAGTCTGGAGAGGAGAGGTCTTGCTGTTCATCAAAGATGAGCAAGAGGCTGACTCCAGTGCATATCCCTTATTCACTAACAAGGATAAAAACACCTACAATAAATATGGAATCATACCATACTAAAAATATAAACCATGGCTAACAACCTTCATTCCAATCTTGATGGAGCACAGCTCCATGTCCCTATGGGCTTCAGTGATGCTGATAATAGCACTCAGCTCATAAAGAATCAAGAGGGCTCACTCACATGGCTGGGGATGGAATGGATTCCTTCAGTCCTGAATCTTGTTCTGGGGAATGCAGCTCCTCCTTCTGAAAGTGATGGAGACAGATATATCCTCACAGGAGGCATCATTCATGCTGACTGGGATGGATGCACAGTCAATCAGGTCTGCCAGTATAATACTGGAACAGACCTCTGGACTGGCTTAGATGCTGCTCTG